TCAGTAAATGTTGTTAGTGAGAGTATGAAATCGTCTAAAATCGATAATATTTTTAATACATTAGCTTCTCAAGTTGAAAGCGTGTATGATGCTGAAAATGTCTATGAAGATTTTACTCATGAAGAGATGGTTGATTATATCGGTAACTTAAATAAAGAACAATTCTTTAAGGTTGTAAACTTTTTCGAGAAACTTCCAACTGTGTCTTATGATGTTAAATACACTTGTAGTGAGTGTGGAGAAAATGAACATATACCGATGAAAGGACTTCAAAGTTTTTTTATGTAGCGCTAAGTCATAACAGCTTAGCAAATATGTACTATACAAATTTTGCATTAATGCAACATCATAAATATTCATTAACTGAACTTGAAGAAATGATGCCTTTTGAACGTGATATCTATTTACAAATGCTTCAAAATCATATCAAAAAACTAGAAGAACAGAGATCAAATGGCTAACGTATTACCAGCAATATCAACACAGGGCGAACCAATCGCTGACGTTTTTGTAGAACAAAGAGATATCCTTGTCCGTGTTGAAGGGGTGGTTGAGCGTTCTTTTTCTAAGTTAGATATTATTGAAGATGTAATGAAGTCTACTCTTGATGTGCAAGAAGCGCAATCTAATGCGTTGAGACTTCAAGCAGAAAATGCAGAGTTTGCAGCAGATGAAGCAGCTAGAGAGGCAGCAAGACGAGCACAAATAGATCGCCAAGATAGTGCTCAAGCTACAGCTAAGCCAGCAGGTGACGCCAACGGTGGTTTAGGCAGCTTTGCTTCTGGTCTCGCTGGTGGATTAGCTGCTGGTGGTGTTGCTAGTACATTACGCTTATTAGCTGGTCGGTTAATAACCGGTGGTGGCTTAGCGGCTGTAGGGATATACTTTGGTGAAGAGATTGGTAAGTTTCTTTCCACAGAAGCAGATTCATTCTTAAATGATGTAGGTATTTCAGATCAAATAAAAGATAATATTACTACCGCTTTAAGAGATAATACTGATGAAGCTCTTATTTTCGGCGGTATTTCAAAACTAATTTTTGGTAGAACACTACCTGGTATTATAGCAGGTTTTGTACTTGGTAGTCTTGATATAGAGAAATTATTCTCGGATGATCCTGAAGTACGTAAAGAGTTTTATGATAATTTAGGCAATGAACTATCTTCTGGTTGGGATGAGTTGGTTAAGGATAGACCAGTATCTACTATATTAACAGGTGCTGGGATAGGGGCTTTAGCGTTATTTACTAAAGGTCCTTTAGTTAAAAGAATTGCTGTATCTCTGATTGGCGCATATGGTCTAAGTAATCTTCTTCCAGGTGATGAAGATATTGACAACCTTAATACAAAAATAACAAATCAAGTTGTTGATGAATTAACCTTAATGGGGTTCGGTGAAGAAGGCGCTCAGACAGCTGTTGATATTGGTGGTGCTGCTATATCTGGTTTATCCGCAGGTTGGTTAGCCGGTTTAATTAACAAACGATTAAAAATACCTGCTATGATAGCAGGCTTTATATGGGATTTTTATGATTTAAATAGAATCTTTACTCCAGAAGGCAGAGAAAGCTTATTAGATTCTGCCGAACAAACAGTAAGACGTATCCTTCAAGGCGAGGGAATGACTGATGATTATATCGATGCTGCTGTAGCTGGTTTAGGAATTGGCGGGACTTTATTTGCGGCAGATAGAGCTAGAAGAAGATTTGGGAATCGACCTTCTGCAACAGGTGGAGCAGCTGCCCCTGAAGCTGTTGTTGAAGATAGAGCTCAACTTAGAAATAGAGTCACTGGCTACAGTGAATCTCAATTAGAACGCGCTGGTGTTAGACAAACATCACCAGGCTCCTTCCAAAGAATAGTAGATGGAAGACCGACTGGTTCATTTATGTCTTATGCAGATGTTGATGATCAAGTTAGACAGTCTAGAATTAGAAGTAAATTTCCTAGAATGTCAGGTAGAATGTTTGGTGCACTACTAGGTGCTGGTCTTTCGGCTGCTGAGATATATTTAATTCTAGAAGATCCTAATACTACACCTCAAGAAAAAGCACAGCAAATGGGTGGAGTCGCAGTTGGTTTCTTAGGAGGCGCTGCTGTTGGGGCGTTAATAGGATTTGTCGCAAGCTGGTATACAGGTCCAGGTGCTATTGTTATTACCGGGCTAGCGTCACTAGCTGGTTATGCTTTCGGGGATTGGATGGCGACTGCTTTCTTCGAATGGATGCTAGAAGCGCGATCTGATTCAGAATTAGAAAACATGAATGGTCAAGCTACTGCTGGTATTGCCGGTATAAGCTCACAAGCTGATGTTGATGCTTATCTAAGAGAATTCGGTATTACTCCTACTACACCTTCTACACCAGTACAGGGTGGTAGGGGTCGAACAGTAGAAGCGCCAGGTGCAAGAGCGCTCGCAGGACAAATCGCTGGTGTACAAACTCAACTAGAGGCTGCTCAATCAGAGAGAGCAGAAGCAAGTAATAGAGCTGCAAGAAGAGATGCTAATCAAAATGTTATAAGATTAGAGAGAGCTTTAGAAGATCTCGAAGAGCAATTAGAAGAGTTAAATCAATCATTTAAAAATAGTACAGCTACTCTATCAGATGCAAGTTTTAATAATGCCACGGGTGGTGCAAGGGTATACAACGCTGCTCTTGGTACAGGAATGAATACTGGTGCAAGAACAATGCAAGCAGCACTTACACCAAGCTTTGGTCAACCTAGATTGATGCGCGCATCGCTAAGCACCCAAGGATCTTCTACACCTTCTGAACAATCGTTTCCTATTCCATTAACAGGTGGTGCATCGTCTAGAGGCGCTGAATCTTCTCTCGTATTTCAACCTGCATTCGGCAATGCATTAATGAGTATGTATAATGACGCTCCAGATTATGTTCAGGACGGATTAAGGATTCTATCTGGTTATAGATCGCCAGAGATTCAAGAACAGTTATATGAGGACAAACTTCGCGAAGTAAGAGCAGCGCACCCTGATTGGAATGATACTCAGATAGAAAGAGAAGCTCGTAGGTGGGTTGCACCTCCAGGGCATTCAAGACATAATACTGGACAAGCGGTAGATTTATCATATGCTAATAATAGAGTGAAGCAATGGGTGCATGATAATGCTGGAAGATATGGTCTGCACTTCCCACTTGCTAATGAAGACTGGCATATAGAGATGGCAGGTTTAGGGGGTAGTAGAGTGGCTATGATTGATACTCCTCCAGTATCCTTTGCTAATGGCGTACCTTCACAAACACCTGACAGACAAATTGCAGAAGCACCTACAGCTAGAACACCGTTACCAAATATGCCCGGTGGAGATATAGAAGCTGGTCGATCTATGCTAGGTACTTTTAGTCAATCTATTCAATCACTAGGCGGTTTTGGTTTCGATGCGTTGTTTGGTGAAGGAGCTTTCAGTCAAATTATTGGGTCTACAAACCCAGAACAAATGATTGCTAACAAGTTAGATAGAGTATTTAAAAATGTAGGTGTGTCGCCTGAGGCTATTGAATTAAATAGAGGTTCTGAAACCGCTACTCAAGCAGCACCTATAGTTGTTAATGCTCCACAGATTAATAATGATAACTCTGTACAAGCTAGTGGCGGGGGTGGTAGAGAAAGAGCATCACAACAAGTTGCTATAGCACCAGTTGGTGAACAATCTGCAACATCTACTATGCGTGACTGGTCAGACGCGGTCTACTCATAGTAAAAAGGGGGCTCTAGGCCCCCTTCTCTTTAGTCGTCAGCTGCAAGCTTTTCAAAGAATGACATACTATCGTCATCATCGTCATCATCTGTACTAGATGCAAACGATGGTGCAGGAGCACTTCTTTGTTGAGGTTGAGGTGTATCTTCAATTTCAATTTCATCTGCACGAGTGTTACTACCTGCAGTTCCATCAAGACCAAGTACACGGTTCAACTTAGCTTTAAGCTCATCATAAGACTTAAAGTTTTTCGGATCAAGAAACTCTTGTAGAGAGTATTCTGACTTCCAGATTTTCTCAAGCTGCTCATCATCATCGAGCAGAGCCGATGGTGAATCAAACTCAGACTTATCATAATTACGATAGCCTTCTACATTACGAATCTTTAGCTTGAAGTTAGCACCTTCCCATAGATCAAATGGGTTCATTGGCTTCTCATCTTCGAACTCAGGGTTCATAGCTTCGTTAAGCTTATCAAAGATCTTTTTACCGAACTTATAAAGGAACACCTTACCTTCATTAGCAGGGTTAGATGGATCTTTTACAACGTAAATATTAGCATAGTAGTTTAGACGACGCTTCTGTTTACGTACAAGATCTTTATTAGATTCGATACCTGAATTCCAAAGCATAGAGTTATGCTCAGATACAGGGTCTTTCTTATTAAGAGTAGTTAGAGACTCCTCAATATACCAACCACCAGGGCCTTGGAAGCCATGATTGAAGATACGTACCCAAGGAAGATCTTCACCGTTAGGAGCAGGTAGAAAACGAATAACAGCATAACCGTTACCAGCTTTATCTACTTCAGGTTTCCACCAACGATCATCTGAAGGACGTGCACTGCCTTCGTTTGTGTTGAGTTTATTTGTTTCGGAAATAAGTGCTTCGAGTGAAGTCTTACGAGCAGACTTAAGCGCTGCAAAGGAACTAGTCATATATATTCTCCGTATATGCGATGTATATTTTCTTATCCACAATATTCATAATAACATGTATATTTAGCTAGTAAATACACTTTTCATAATCTTCTTATAAGCTTGTAGGTCAACTTGTAAGAAAGGCTTATACTTGTTAGATTTATTTCTAACTGTACAATACATTATATCATCTTTTAGATGAGAGTTCCACTGTTTTGTGAAATTTAATATCCCATCCATGATAGTAAATGTTTCAAGGCTAATATGGCCACCAAGTTGCCAACCAAGTAAGCGAGGATGATTGGAGTCCAGAACTCTAAAAAACTCGTCGAAGTTAATGTCTTTATAATCGATTTCATTCTGTATTTTTTCACACTCCGTCTTAAAGTTATATTTTAAACTTTCAATACGCTTACGCCATTCTAAATATTTTTTCTCGCTTTCAGATCCCACAAGAGAACCAGACCAGCTACTATCATTGTCGAGAAAATTTGCGACAAAGAAATAGACGAGTTCATTATTGCGATAATTTCGCTCCAATTTAGCGAAGAAAAACTTGTCACGTCTTTTAAGGAAACTGTCATTTGATACTTTCAACTTTCCATTATATTTAAAATAATCATAATCAGTATTGAAGTGATTTCTGATCGCTAGATAAGTTTTATAAGCTTTCAGTCCTTCATATACATTATTCATACAGGCAACTTAGCAGATTTCTCTTTTAAACAATTCATTTCAGAAGCTTCTGCTTCTATCTTCTTTTTAATAATAGTGTTAATTAACTTAGCACCGGTTTCAATTTCTATTTCGTTCTGCTCGCAGTACCATAGGACAGCATCAAAATAGCCAATTCTTTTATCTTTAACAACCTCTTCTATCTTCATAGAGAAAGTTTGTGTGTTCATTATTTCAACCATTTCTACGCTCTATATCCTCCTCAACACATTCTTTACCATACTGTACTTCTAGAATGTGTGCTTTTGTCGTTCCAATATTTGTTGTCTTATGCCATACACCTTGTGGTATAACATATGTTGTATGTGGGATCATTACTTCAAGATGCTCTTCACCATCAGGCCATTCTAGTTCAATTTGAATTTCACCTTCGAGGACATACCAGTGTTCTGATCTATGTTTATGTTTTTGATCACTTAGACTGCATCTAGGCTCAATAACAAGTTCTTTAACTTTAATACCAGCCCGAGGTTGCTTGTCATCTAATACTCTCCAGTAACCCCAATCACGTTCTGTCTTTTGAGTTTTCCATTCATCTAAAATCCAACTAGATGAGTTCTTTTTATTATCACCACCAACACCAAAAACAAACTCAACGTCTGATAAAGCCATTTCTGGAGTGTTTCGTTTTGATCTATCACCACCGTTAGCAAATACTACCTTTCCTTTACTGGTAGACATTACTTGCATAATAGCATGATTAGCTGTATCGTCTGAATCATTAAAACCAATAACTTGATCAACCATCTTTAACTCTTTAATTATAGCTGCTCTTTCATGAAAAGGCAAGAAAGGTCTTCCCTTCTTTCTAGTAAGCCATTCATCAGAGTTTACACCAACAACTAGTCTATCCCCAAGTTTTTTTGCTTCTTTAAAATATTCAATATGACCAGAATGTAAAGGATCAAAACCCCCTGTTACTAAAACTGTTTTCATCCCATAATTCCATAAATATCATTACGCTTATCCATAAAGTAATCTTTAAATTCTCCTTCTGCATTTACGTAATGCAGAAAAACTTGTGAATGATAATCGCCACTAAACTTTTCTCTCCAATGCTCTACTTCCATGCCTTTGTAAATAACACCATCACCAGGTTCTAATAAAACGCCATTATTATTTGCAAAGAATTTCCAAGGGTGCGATTGACCGAGGTTTAGAGTACAGCTTATCTCACAAGACGGCCGATCTTTATGTTTTGGTAAAATATCACTGTTCTTATATACTCTATAAAAAGTATATGTTGGTAACAATTTAAGATTAGTAATATTTTCTATTTTTTTCCATAGATTTAACATTAAAGATTCGGTGAGATAGTCTCCATACACAGACTTAGTATTCGGTACAAAATCATTCGGCTCTTCACTATAATCTAATTTAGTACGCATTAATGTATAAGTATTAATTATATCTGCAGCTTCTCTGCTAATTAAATTTTTAACTACTACATAACCGTTTAAATTAAAAGCTGTATTATAATCCATTATCTCTGCCTATAAAAGATATGTACACCGATACGACCGATTAAAGTCAAATTATGACGCCATGCTGGTTTAACATAGTTAGCATGGTAATGAGTAGAACCTTCTGTAAGACCTCTCCATGTATCGTTAAAGTACATATCAGAGGCAATATCTAATGCGGCCCACCAGGTATCATTAGCTGGTATTTTATCTGACTTACCATCACAATACCAGCTAAACTGACATTGATGACGAATCATATTACCGTTAGAATCTTGACGACCCTGGTATACTACATCGCAGATTGTATCCGGATAACTGTCATGCTCTACTCTATTCATAACAACATCAGCAACTGCTGCTTGATCTGCAAAGCTACTACTCCGAGCTTCGAAGTAGATATTTTTAGCTAAACAGATTACTTGATTATTTTCATACTCTGCCTGCGCAGTTACTTCACTAGTAAATACTGGAGCTGCAATCATAGAAATAATTACAGCTAACTGCATTACGCGTTTCATTATGTATCTCCTGCTCAATTATACTATTAATATAGTATACTTAATAACAAAAGGCAACTGTTATTTACACCCAAACCGTAAATGAAGCATATGTTATTGCTGCCCAGAAAAGAATTATTACGATTACCCAAATCCAATGAATAGGTTCCATATCGCTAGGGTCATTCATTTTAGTCATTCAAAGGATTGTCAAGAGCTTCCTGTAACTTTTCGTGAATGTCTTTATCAAGTTGTCTCATATCTGCGTCGATACGATCTTCTGTCTCACGCATAGTATTACGTACATCTTTTTCAGACTCACGCATTAAAGCTTCGACTTCACGAATAGATTCCGTTACATCTTTACGCAATTGATTCATTTCGTCACGGATTGTTTCAAGATGAGTTTCAATAGCACTTTGAGATTCTTTTACTCTATCTTCGGATGCATCAGTCTTATCCTCGAGTCTCTCAACAAGCTGTTCCATTTCCATTACATCTGCTCTTAAATCAGATTTGATGTCACGCGTATATTCAATTGCTTCTTCGATACGAATCATTTGGTTATCCATTGTTAGAATAACCTTTTCGTTTTCTGCGGCAATTGCATCTACATCAATGTTTTGAACGACTTCCTTCATATCCATATAGTCTTTATAGAACTCAAATCCAGCCCATAGACCACCGCCTAATGTTGATAAAGCTGTAAGTACAGCAAACATTTTACCACCTCTAAATGTGGTACCAGCAAATTCAAACTCTGCCATTTTAATTCCTCTCGTATTGTTGTCTTACCATCTCTCTATGCAATGTATCAGATGCACCATTAAAGAGACGTCCATTTGGATTGTCGTAATTTTTATTACCTTCATATATCTCTTTCGGTTTGTAAAAATCTGTGTCAGGTATTTGTGGTTGCTGGTAAGCTCTAAAGTTTGGATTATAACCAAGTAAAGCCGCTTGTGCATCTTCTGAATCATCACCAGATTGTGCAGCTGCTACTAAAGTATCTTCTTCTGCATTCTGCTCTTCAAAACTTTTTTGCTCTTCCTCTTCTTTTTCTTCTGTATTAAGAAGAAAATTTCTATTTAATGCAGCTTGAAAAACTTCATCTATTACCATATTAAGAGCAGCAACTTCAAAACTGTCTACCACTACTTCTACAGATATTTGATTATCTGTAATATCTGGATTAAAAGTATCGTTATTTTCGAATGCACCTAATACTGTGCTAATATTAGACTGTTGAGTAGTAAATTGTACAGAATCAACATTACCGGTGTTGTCGATAGAGGAGACTGAGCTTGATGTTGTTTGATTACCATCTTGTGCACTAGAAGCTTGTTGTTGAGTCATAGATAAATTCTGCTGCTCGTTTTGCATTGCAGCAATATTAGACTCTATATTTTGTTGAAACGATGATTCAATACTAGCCTGCTCTGTCAACTGTGCTTGATTAGCTTCTTGTATATTATCACTTAATAATTGAGTCTCAGCTGATTGAGTTTGTGATAGTTGTTGCAATTGTTGCTCATTACTTTCAAATACAGCTTCTGCATCTGCTACTGATTGCGATGTTGCTTCTAAAGTATTCGATACATTACTAGCAGCTTCGCTTAGTGCTGCTGATACTGCATTTTGTGCTACTGCTAATGGATCAACACTTGGTGAGTTTGCTGATTCTTCTGTACTACTTTCTGTAGATGTAGTTTCAGCAACTTCTACTACTTGTTCTATTTCTTCCACTATTTCTTTTTGTATAGGTTCTGCAGATGCTTCAACAGCGATCGACTCACTTACACCTTCTGATACCAGATTAACACTTTCTTCCACCACAGCAGTTACTTCTGCGACAAACGCAACATCATCATTACCTGTAGATGTTTCTGCTGTAGTAGAATTATTAATTAATG